GTGGTGGCACGCACCTTCACGGGCGTATCACTGGGAACCTTCACCAGGTTGTTTCGACTGTCGCGCATCTTCACTTCGGGGTAAACCCAGATGACGTCGGTTCCTGCATCAAGCAGGCGTGACCGGCGCAATTAGTAACCCCAAGGGAAAGACTTGTCGCCTACGCCGTCGTTTACCTGAATCCATCCAAGGTCGATGGCTCGCCGGCCCGACGTCGCCCGTGGGCGATCCGGGTTGGAGAACCCAACGGAGATGATTCCGCCGTTGATGTTGTACTCCTTCAGCGCGGCGATTTCCGCCCGCGTCAGAGCACAGCCAGCGGCGTTCTCGTCAGTCCGATTGAATGTCGCCATATCACTGCGCTCCATCGAAAAAGAGGCAGGATTGAGGTAACCCCGCGCCGCCGCTGCAACCGTGATGGCTGTAGCGACGGCGGGGGTTGTGGCTGGATCAGGCCATGCGCGGCCGTAGTGTCGAACCAGAGCTGAAGCCTCCGCAAGCACCTCGTCAGCGAGAGCAATTTCTTCTGGTGACTCGATGGGCTCGCCCACGCGGGCGGCTAGTCGGTCACGAGTTGCGAGAGGCGTCACCGGGTTACGGGGCTACGGGCTCAGTGGGGAAGTTGCCACCCAGCGGGAAGGGCTCGCCAGCGCCAATGACTGTAGTAGTCGTCTGACGGTTGTAGACCTTGGCCAGCCAGGAAGCTGCAGCGCCACCGGGGGTGTCGGTTGCACCGTCGCCGGGCTTCTTTTCGACGGAACCGAGGGAGCCGCCGAGGATGCCCAGCTGCACGCCGCGCACGAAGAACTCTTCAGTTCCGGTGTGGGAGATGCCCTGCTGGTCAACAACCTTCAGGCGGTCCTTGGTGTAGGCCGTTCCCATGAACGTGTCAAATACCGAACGGTCGGTCAGGTAAGACGTGTCGTAGTCCATGAGCCACCGCAGAGCCCAGCCGTTTGCGGACGCGGAAGCGCCGAACGGAACGGAGTTCGGGATGGAGGCAACGCCTGTGAAGCAGAGGAAGCCGCTCTTGGCGTACATGAATGCCTGGTCGCCCGGAATGTGGACGGACGGAACGAAGTTCACGCCGGCCAGTGTGCCGAGCGAGGAGTTGGCCAGTGCGGAATCACCCGTGCCCTGCACCTTGATGAGCTTGTTGGACTTCACCAGCTCGTCCGCGAGGTCGAGGCCAACGATGCACTCGAAAGTGGTATCGGGCGTACGCATCTTCTTGAGCGAGGACTTCGCTTCCACGACGGCATTCCAGAAGAGATCCTGGTTGCGCTTCTGAGCCTTGTCGTAGGCGGCGTCGGAGTTGTCAATGAGGATCTTGCGCTCGTACGGGGCATTGAGGATGGAGTTCAGAACGCCGTGCTCAAGGTATTCGCCCAGCGCTTCGGTCTGAGTTTCGATGATCGGAGCCCAACCATTGAAGTCCCAATCCTTCTGCTCATCGGTGAGCTTGATCGCGGAGTACGGGCGATCCTGCGAGATGGTCAGCGAGACGCTGGTTTCCTCGTAGGTGTCCGTCACGATGGGGGTGCTGCGGTCGTTGCGCGGCGCGTAGGTGCGAACCGGAACGGTGCCCTTGACGCGCTGGGAGATGGTGTCACCCTGCGCGGCGTAGAAGGTCTTGGCATCGGCACGCTTGGTGACGGTGTTGGAGATGACCAGCTTTTCATCCAGTGCGGTGAGAGCTGCGTCAACGAGCACCTGCGGCTTGAGGCGCAGGCTCGGGGAGTAAGTCATGAGTTCCCTTTCAGGGCATGAAAAAAGGGACCAGCCGTATTGCTAGTCCCTGCGGGTTGGTGTTACCGGATTACCGGCGACCCCGATACTGCTTCCACGCGTCCCGGCCATTGATTTCCGGGGGCGTGGTGTCAGCGGGGGTGACTCCACCACGCGGGGTCTGTCGGGTGACAACGGGCGTCTCGCGTGATGCGCTTGGGGCCAGTGCTGCCAACTTGGCGGCCTGTGCTTCGATCTGCTCCTCAGTGGCTCCGGTCAGGAACTCAACAAGGGAATCATCGAGCTTGTGCTTACGCGCTGCGCGTTCCCGCGCAACTTCAGCTTCAAGGGCGGCGCTTCGCTTGGTGGCGTCTGCAATCGCTGTGGCAACTTCTTCGGGCGTCTTAGCGTCCTTGAACTTAGCTTCCAGCTCACGCAGTTCCACGCGACGGCCAGCGGCTTCGCGGCGGGTGGATTCCAGATCGTTCTTCAGCCAGGCGAACTCGTCAGGCAGGCCCGCGTAGGGGTCGGCCGGCGTTTCGACGGGGGCTGTTGTGGTCTGGTTCGCGGGCTCCTGGCCCTCGGTGCCGGTATCGGCCATGCTCTTGTCCTCCTGGGACTATCGGTTTCTTGGGTTGTAAGTGCCCTCTTTGCGGCGCTCCTGGTTCAACCATTTGCGCCATGCGTTGAGAGCATTATTGGTTCCCTTACGCGTCTTAGGATCCGTGGTGTAGTGGAGGCCGGCCGTGACCGTTTTCCACTTCTCTTGGAAGTAAGCGTTTTGTTCGGGAAGATCGGGATTGTCGATGTAGCGGACAATCACAAAGCATTTGCAGTTCTTGTGGAACCGGCGTAGGCCAGAGTCCATGTCGGGGCTGGACTCGCTCATCTCATCGCTCACGTCGTTGCCGTTGCGGGAGATTTTCTTGGACGTGAAGAGTGCGCCAACCTTGTCGCGGTAGTAGTAGCCGTTGGCTGCCAGCATCGCGCAGAATGCACAGGCGCCGGGGCGACAGCCGCGGGCAAAGACCCGGACTCGCTTATCCCCGCGCACCACGCGTTCCGTGATCTGTCGGCCGGCTGAAATGCCGTAGTGGTCCACATAGCCGCCGCCAACAGATCCCGCCGTGTCGTGAGACTCTTTGAGCTTCTTTCGGTAGGCGGCGATTCTGGCGTTGGCCTCGTCGCGCTGTAAAGCCCTGGCGCGTTCTTCAGCGACCTTCACAATGTCGTCGTTGAGAACCTTCTCAAAAGCTTCCTCGATATCATCCGGGGTCATCTCTGATCCCCAGTCGAACTCCTCTGGAGTTACGTCGTCGTCGTCGTTGTCGAGTGACGCATCCAGCCAGTCCTGAATCTCACGGTCAATGTTGGTGTCCGCCATGAGGATCCGGCCCGGCCGGCGCACCTCTTGTTCGTCTATGCGACGAAGCTCAGACTCAAACCATTTCTCGTCAGCGTCCGTGGACTTGGAAGCTTCTTTGGTGACGTCGGCAATCTCTAGCAGAAGATCCCGGAACTGCGTCCGGAGCACGCCCATGGTGAGCGTGTCCGGGTCGTCAGAGTACTCGGGGTAGCCTAGCGTGTAGCCAGTCTCCAGTGCCCGCACCAGGCGGATATAGGAGACGGCGAGGCGCGTGGACTTTCTGCGGATCGCGTTAATCATGCGGAGACTGCGGGCAACCCAGTAAGCGCTGGTGGCACCCGCGGCCAGCGGGTTTACTGAGCCCCATTCGGCCATGGCAAGGTACGCGCCGGCCACGCCTAAGCGGGCCTGTGCGGCTCTGTGAGCCGCCTCAATGGCGCGTACCTCTGCCTCTTTAGGCTCCACTATTTTCGGACGGCTGAGCGCCCGGTGTGCCCTTGGAGGCTAGTGGTTTCGGCCGTGACGCGGCCACCGGATCGGTGTCCTCCCACAGGTCATTGTTATGCTCGTCATCCTTCAGAACTTCCCAGTCCTGAAGCGTGCCCGATGTGAGTCCGGGGATGAGGGACCAGGCGCCGCGCTTGGGGATTCCCAGCGACTCGACACCCTTAGCTAGGCCGTCGAGCATAGCGCCGAACGCCTTGCTGGACATGTCGCGCCAGCGGACCTCGCCGCCATAGGAGTCTGCGCCTTCGGCATCTTCCATGGCGGAAGCAATGAGGCGGAACAGCTGCTCGTGCGACTCCCCCCAGCTTGTGTGGAGGTGCTGCAGGAAGCGCATGAACTGAGCCTCAAGCGCGTTGAGCGCTTCGGCCGACAGGTTGGAGACGTTACCCAGCAGGGCGTGCAGCGGGAACTGCGCGATGGCCGCGAGGTTCTTAGTGGCCTGATCCTCATTGAGGAGGTAGCCGGCCAGCGGGGTTTCATCGAGCTGGCCAAAGCGAGTCTCGGGGTTGCCTGATACCAACATGCGGGCCTGGCTTACCGCGATGGGCTCCGGGATCGGCTTGCCTGTTACCGGATCAATCAGGGCCTCGCCGGTTGCCGGGTCGATCTTGAAGTTGACCTGCAAGCCAGCGGCCGTGCGAACTTTGAACGCGCCAAAATCGGCGGTGATATTCGTACTGAAAGCCGCCTGGTTGACGCGATCCTGCATGGGGATGATCGGCATGATGACGCCAGAAGTTGCGCCCTCATCGTCGATGTAGCAGGTATAGCGAACCACGGGGCAGTTATCGAGGCCGTGGGGGATGGTCCCGTTCTTCCGGAGGCGGAACTCCTGGTTGGAGGTGAAGTCCATCTCGTAGCGGTTCTCGGCATCCCAGAGGATTGCGAGGCCGGGGTGCTTGTCGTCGCGGGCGTAGGACTTGATCGTGAGCGTGAGCGCGGGGATGACGTCATTGATCGGATCGTCAAAGAAGGCGATGGTGTTCCGGGTGGAAAGCACCTCCAGCTTGATCTTCTTCGGGTCGATGTTGTTGACGTGAACGTAGGCATGGCCGTAGGTCAGAGCGGCCCGGTAGATGACCGCCTGTCGGGCGTCCATGCCGTTCTGCTGCCAGCACTCATACTCGGGGGAGAAGCGCTTTACGCTTCCGGCCGGCAGGTTCTCGCCAGTCGGTTCCACTGTCTGACCAAAGGAGCCGCGGCGGTAGCCGTCAACAAAGCTCACTTGGCTCGGGAGGTTTACCAAAAGTGGGATCCAGTTTGTGATGCTGCGCTCTTGCAGATCCCGGATCTGCTCGGAGGATTCACGCGGGGCGTAGGGGCGGGTGTGGTCGCCCTTGAAGTACTTGTGGCAAATGTCGAACACGTCTGCGCGGTCAGCGCGGAGGGTCAGCCACATGTCCTGGACTACATCAAGGTCAAAGCTTCCCGGTTCGGCAGTCGGCGTCACCACGGGGTACTCCACCTGTGCCTGCGCGTATTCGTGCATGGTGGTCAAAGGGGTAACTCCTAGAATTGGTAGAGCGAGCTGTCGTATTGGACGGGAGCCTTACGGCCGCGCTCGGCCAGCTCGTTGAGCGCGATGAACGCCAGAAGCAGAGCGGCGTAGCCGTCCACCTTGTTCGGGGATTCCCGGCTGTCCTTTCGGAACGTGATGCCCCAGCGGTTAGCGAACCGCTTGGCGTTGAGCGCGTGTCGGCGTAGCAGTGCATCGCCGTTGTGGAAAATCTTTCGGTCGATGACCGTCTGCACCAGTGACTCGTTGGCACGGGTGGTCTTTTCCCCGTTGCCGCGCATGTCGTAACCGACTGTGGAGCGGGGGCTGGCCTTGACCAGGAGTTGTTCGCGGTAGTGGTCAGACCATGAGTCCACACTGGATTCCCACAAAGCGACGTCGGCAAAGAAGGCCTTGACGTCAAACTGGCGGAACATGAAGTGGACCATGCTGTCCACCTCTTGTGTGTTGATCTGCCAGCCGTCGCCCTTGGGGCCTTCCGGCTTCTGCCAGATATGGATGGGGAACACCATGCGGTCGGAGATGCGGATAGCAACAAGGGCGGTCGCGTCATCTGTTTTGCCGCCGTCGAATCCGGCCACGATGGAATCTCCGGGCTGAAGCGCAAACTCTTTCTTGCGGCCGTCAGCGGAATCCCAGAGCGCGATGGAATCCCAGTCGGATTCGGTGAACAGACTGTCCTCTGAGGCAAGCACCTGGTTGTAAAAAAACCGGCGAAGCTTGGAGGCGGGGATGGAGGTATCGAGGAGGGATTGCGCCACAACTTCCGTGTCCACCCAATAGCTGTCACCCTTCACCATGTCGATGATGAACGGGGACCAGTCCGGGGTAAGCGGGCTGTCGGGGTGGGCGGACAGGACGTCGAAGAACCAACCGCTGTCGAGGGCTCGACCTTCGGCCACGGCCCGCTGCGCGAGCGTGACGTCCTCAGCAACAGAAGCTTCACCAGGCTCATAGGCGTTGGTGATGAGCAACATGCGGCCGTTGACCTTGTTCACGTTGTTGTTACAGGTGACGAACAGGTCTTGCCCGCCACGCGAGGGAGTCATGTGGTGGGGCTCGTTCATGATGAGGAACGAGGGTCGAGCGCCTTCTAGGCCTTGGTGGCTGGAGGAGACGGATTCGAGTCGCCGGCCAGTGCCGGTGACGTGAATGATCTGCTTGTTGACCTCAAGGTTGTACTTCTCACGAGTGCGCTTGGGGAGCATCGAGGGGAGTAGGAGCAGGGTGTTTTTGTTCTGCTCTGCGGTGGTTGCCACGAGCTGTACCCATGAGGAATGGTTCTCCATTCCCACCGGCTGACCGTCTGCTCCCCAGTGGGAGAAGCGGCAGGGGCCGATGAGTTCAAAGAGGGAGAGGGCGCCTGCAAGCGGGTCTTTCCCATGGCCCTTGCAGCGCTGAACATAGCCCTTTCGGGTGAGCGGTTTGCCGCGGCTGTCCAGTGCGTAATAGTGCAAGATGATGCGGGCCTGTTCGCCCGTGGCCAACCAGGGGGAGCCGTCAGGCATGGTGAGGTTTTCAGCAATCCATCCCAGCGCTTCCCAGCCAAGCGTTCGCT